TGCCGCCACCGCCGGTTTGGTTTCCACCACCGCCGCCTCCAGCGTACCAAGTGTTCGTTCCTGAAATATCGTTTTGTCTTCCTTGTCCAGCGCCAGGAGTTGATCCCCCACCACCGGCTCCGCCGCCACCGCCAGCTCTTTCCATGCTGCCGCCACCGCCAGAATTTCCATAACCGATTCCGGCTCCGGAATTTGAATTTTGTGCTGATGCTGATCCACCACCTCTTGCTCCTCCACCTGAAGAGCCTCCAGATTTTCCTTGTGGTCCTGGTCCCATTCCTGGTCCACCTGAACCTCCGCCACCACCGATAGCTGTACATGTGCCACCTGTAGGAGCTGATCCTGGAGCAGCCCAAATTGATTGTCCACCATTATTACCAGCTGGACCTGAGCCACCTGTTCCAACTGTAACTGCATAGTTTGTACCTACGCTAAATCCTGAACTTGTTCCTTCTTGGAAACCACCAGCGCCACCGCCGCCGCCATCTGCGCCGCCGTCAGCACCACCGCCTCCTCCAGAGACAACTAAAAATTCTACGGGTATTGTTCCTACCGAACCACCAGTAAATTTAAATTGTCCGCCTGTATTGAAAGTGTGAATGTAATAAGTTCCGTCAGTAGTGATACTGCCACCTGTTGCTTCAGCTGGTCCTCCACCTCCAGAACCGAATCCTAATACTTGATATCCAAACATGTTTCCTCCTCTATCTATTATGCGTCGTTAGGTGCATTTGTAGTGAAGTGTAGTTTGATTCCTATTAGTTTGGCGTCTGCCGAAAACGTATCTCCACCTGCATCTGCATCCCTGTATAAATTAAAAAAGCATTCTTCGCCTGCAGCCGGAGAGCCAGCGATTGTGATTGCTGAACTTTCACTTGTTACGTCTAAATAATTAGCCGTACCAGCATGTGCATCCGTTACCGTAACTGCCGTTCCGAAAGCTGTATCAATAGCTCCTGCGTTAGCAATAGCTACTCCTTTTAGTCCCCAAATACAGTCGCCTGTGTTAGTAGAGTTACCTGTCCAGAAAACTTGATAAGTAACAGTACCTAAATTCCAAGACTTTGGAAGAGCCACTGTAAATTGCGCGTTTTCTTCTGAAGAAGCGTCAAAATCTAATGTATTAATTTCTGGCTGACCTGCAGTCAATTCAGTTAAAGCTATTGCCCCTGAACCACTTGTAGTCGTAGGATACATAGTAGTTGCCGGAACCCAGATAGTTTCTTTACCAGAAACTTTCATAGAAGAACCGTCTGATGTAACTGTACCAGCTCCTTTTGGTATTAAATCTAAATCAATATCTGTATCGTCTCCAGTCGCAGAAATCGATGGTTCGCTATCTGATGCCTGGTTAGTTATAGTTATTTCATTAACTGCTGATGCAGTTTTAACAAATTTAATGTATTCGTTGTTAGAATCATCTTGAATAGAATTTCCACTATCAATTATAATATCTTGTGCATTACAATCTAAATCTGCTGAAAGTGTTGGTGTGTAGTCAGATGATAAATCTGTAAATGCTGTATTTACAATGTTAGTACCATCAGAGTAAACCATTTTAATGCCTTTGTCTGCAGCTGCCCAAGTTACTCCAGTTCCTGAAGAAGTTTTAACAGTTACAGCGTGAGCACCACTTGTAGAGTTTTGAATGATATAAGTTTTTTCAACTGAATCTGGAACCACAACGTTTACTGCGCCTGCAATAGTTCCTGTAAGTTTTAAAACTTGATTTTTACCATTCGAAATTGCTCCATTACTGAAAGTTAATGTTGCGCCTGATGTAATTGCAATCGATTGATAACCACCGATCGCTTGTTCTAATATTAATAAGTTTGTGTTAGTTATTTGTCCCCATGTTCCTGAGTTTTCCCCAGTAGCCTGGACCGTTAGTTTTAAACTAGCTGATGTTGAATTTGCCATAACTTTTATGCTCCAATAATCATATTTTATTTAATTTATTATGTAGTGTCAAACACTAAATTAAGCAGCTGGTTTAGTGGAAACTTCCTGCCATCCTGGAGGGTCTACTGGCGCTGTACCAGTATCGACTTCGTTCCAAATCAATACATTTGTAGCGCTAGAAAGTGTTAATGTCAAGGCATTTCCAGTTAAATTTATCTTAGCGTTTCCGGTTGTACCTTCATCGCCTTCTTGCATTACTAGTCCAAAACCAGTGATAGTAGGCACTGTATTGGCGTCTAATGTAGCTGTACCAAGACCTGCAGTTAAACTAAATGTAAAATTAGGATCAGCAAAATAAACCCCATTGCCCCAATAAGATTCACTCCATACACCATTGCCCCAGCCCATAGCTGTTTCAATAGTTACATTTGCGTCTCCTGTAATATCATAAGAACTACCTGCTGTTAAATTAGCAGCCAGTGATTGACCAACCAACATTGCATCAGGACCAGGATCAACTCCGCTAAAGTTTTCCTGCATAGACATAACAAGAGTATTAACTTGTTGGTTACCATAAACACCATAACCCCAATTAGAATGACCCCATGGAACAGCAGAAGTGGCTGACACTTCAGCTATCGTAATATTATCCCCAATTGCAGTTCCCAAAGAAGCTGCCATCGCAATACCACTTGGACTTACATACTCAGGATCAAAATGGATGTTCATGGTCATTGCTTGACCACTAGGCTCTGCTACAAATGATGCGAAAGCAAGAACCGAGCCGGTTGTTACTGTCGCTGAATTTCCTGTAAGAGTTAAATTACTATCTCCACCAGTGGAAACACCTGATAAACCTTCGGCCATAGTCATAGCTATGCCGGATGGTTGGACAACTTGAATAGATGAACCCCAACCTTCTACTCCCCAACCGTCGGAGCCCCAACCAATGTTAATTTCATTAGTTATGGTAACGCTACTTAATGCTGTTGATAAATCGAATGAACCTGTTTGAACATCGCCTGCAATACCCCAGGCCATCGCTCCCCAACTGGACCTACCCCAGCCGGTATTAATTTCTGTTGTAACAGTCTCATCACTAAGATGAGCCGTCATCGCTATACCAGTTGGTATAGGTGTTATATTAGAATAATTAACGCCCCAAGATAGATCGCCCCAGGCGTATCTTCCCCATCCTTTGGTTTGAAAAGCTGCAGGAGTTCCTAAGCTAGTTGTTAATGCTATTCCGGTTGGAATAATAATATTAACTTCAGTGTTCCAAGAATTGCTGCCCCACGTAAATTGACCCCAAGTGGTTGCCATAGGAAGTTACCTCCCTACTAACCTGAGATTCTCAAGATAGCTGCAGTTGATGTTGGCGCTGGAAACTGAATTGTAAACGTACCAGAAGTAGCTGTTTTATCTGCTCCAAAATCTAAAGCACACACTGATGCTTTAGTAGTATCAGATGAGTTGTTATAGATTAAAGCTCCTCTAGCAGTTAAAGTCACACCAGTAAATGATCTGTCTGCGAAGTCTACTCTTGCGACACCAGCAGTAATAGATGTTCCACTATTAACTAATAGTCCACCGCCCGCAGTGTATTGTCCACTGTTAGGCACTTCACTTGAAGCTGTGTAAGCAGTAGTTGCTGAGTTTAGAGTTGCTGTAGAGGAATATAGAGCTATGTAAAATTTGTCGCCACCAGATGATTTAAAATTCATATCAGCTTCTAGTAGTTGCTTCTTGAACGCGTTACAAATTGCTTGTGTTATTGCCATAGTTTATCTCCTTAACTTATTTTCCTATACGAGGAACACCACTTTGATATTCGTCTCGTCTTCTTCTTCCCATTTGTTCTATTGAGAAGCCTTCAACTACTTGTTTATACTTTTGTTCGTATAATTGCAAGAGGTCTTGTGGCCCTTTCAAGAAACTATAAGCCTCTACTAGGCATGCATACAAAAGTCCATTGGGAAAATTCAAACTTAAATATGTTGTCGTATTTGTACTAGATAATCCAGGGTCTTTCAAGATATAATTTAGCTGAATTTCATATGTGGCATCAGGGGTAGGAGCAAAGACCAGCTCGTTCTTATTCCACCAGCTATAATATTTAGGAACCCCAGTAGCCTCAGTATTATTAAATTCTGACATAAAACTGGTATCTCTCCACTGTAAAAAATCTCTATTATTAGCTGAAGCTGTACCATCTGAGTCTACAATTTGGGCTGATCTAATAACTAAAGCATCGTCTGGAGCCTGAATAAATCTAGTATTCACAACCAAATTGGCTGTAGCATATCTTCGATTGCTATCAGTATCGACGTCTCTTAAGATTCTCCATTCTACATTTTCAATAAATCCATTGATAATAGTAGAAGTCAAAACATTTGAATCTACTTCTGTATAATCTCTAATTTTTGTTACTAATTCATCGTATGTCATATTATCCTTGTTGGAAATCTAAAGGTCCTGCTAAGACTTGAAATCCTCCTCCTATTGCACTCGCTGCAGCATTTGAAACCAATTGAAAAGTATAAGTATTCTCTTGAGTTACAGTTGATGGTTGCCCAGCCTGATTATGAGTTGTTTGTACCATAGTTATAGAATAACCACCATAAACTTTTGCTCCCGAAGTATGGGCAGCAGCCGTTGTATTTTTAGGAACCGTTCCTCTAAATTGAGCATTTGTTCCTCGTACTAATCCTGTTAAAGTATTTGCTGAGTTCGCAGTGTATCGAATAACTTCATTTTCATAATAAGAATCTCCCGTAGGACCTGAAGTTTGTACTTTTTCAATTACAATCCATCCAGATGCAGGAAATGCAGATGAATCAGTTAAAACAATAGAACTATCTGTAGCTGTAATATCTCCATTTAAAGTAGTAGATAATTCGAAAGTAGTTACACCAACACCTCCCACAGGAGATTTAACTGCTGTAAATCTTACAATGTCATCATTTTGTCTATCACTAAAAGGTTCTGATACAGTTACTTGTTTAGAAGCAGCTGCGGTCGTAAATGGATTTTTTGGTAAAATATCTTGCGTGCCAAATTCTGTTCGCGCTGGTCTAGCTTGTTCTAATCCCTGAGGATCAGCTACAAATGGTTTAGGTTCTAATTGAGGTTGCTTAGGTTCATATTCTGAATAATGGACAAATGCTCCATTCCATTCTGTAACCATTTCTCTCCATGGATATGCTAACCCACTTCTGTCTGAAATTGCTAATGCATATTTTCCTTTTGCAAACTTTGCCATTATATCTCCGGATAATAAGTTTTAGGAGAAATATAAACACTTGCTGGAGAACCGTCTTCTTGAAGTGCTCTATTTATTTCATCCTCATAAATTAATTTCATTTCTTGTGTTCTTTGTGGAGCTTTTTTCATTGCTATGTAATAAGCTAAACCTGCACACATCGCAGGAACAAATCTATTAACTACATCTGCTTCATTAGTATAGGCTCCGGCATCTTGGATTCTTTTCACATAATAAAAATGCATGAAGTTTCCATTTTGAGAACTACCTGGTGTTAAATATAAAGTAACTGTAACTCTATCTATAAATCTTTGAACCCAATATTGAGAGGGTTGTCCTGTAGCAGTCTTATTTGAAAAAGCTGAATATTGTGATCTATTTATTTTTGATAATGGAGTGTCTACATTAGATGTAGTTCTATAACTTGCTTCTAAAATATCCGAACACATTTCTGCAATGTTTGTAACAGTGTCTGCAGAAGAATGACTCGCTGCTGTTGTACTATCAACTCCTCTGTCATCAGTTGATGAAACAATTAAATTTAAACTTGAAATAGATGAGTATTTTATAACTTCAGAATTAATTCTGATTTTACCTGAAGCAGGCATCTGGGCCACAGAAGCAACTGGAATAGTTAAATCAGTTGCATTAATTCCAGCTGTTAATGTAGTTGTAACTCCATTAGAATCGCCATCGGTTGGCGATCTATAAATTACGTATTCAGTTTGATCGGTAGCCATTGTAAACGCATGCTCGTCTACTTCCCAAAAATGAACACCTCTATTTTGCCATTCTTGGAATAGGATATTTAATGATCTTCTAGCTGATCTTAAATCATTTCCTGAATAATCAAAAAATCCTAATCTTTCAAAAGACTCCGTAATAACTTCATCGATCGAGAATGTCTTCTCGAATGTACTTGTGCCAGAAAAAGCCACTTAGTCCTCCCCTAGTTACTACTTCCACCACTATGAAACACTGTTGCTGCTTTAACGTGTTCAGTAGTGAAGGCTGTATAAACTCCGTCCTTACATAAAATAGGGTGGGGAAAATTTATTGTAATCCCTTCTGCTATAGCAGGGGTTTTACATCTAAACATTACTGTACCACTAGAATCTCCATCATGGATAGAAAAATTTCCTTCAGTTGTATGACTGTCTAAATAAACTCCATACACTCTAGTTCTTCCTACCTGCATAGTAGTGGCTTCAGTGTTTGTATAAGTAGCCTGTATATTTGGCGATTGTATCGTCATAATCTTATCTCCTTAAGTGTAAGCTCCCGAAGGAGCTCACATTATTTTATTAGCTTATCGCCCAAACGCCTTGACATGCAACAACAGAATACTTCGTGCTGCCATGTAAAGTAGCAAGAGTAATAAAATCTCCTACTTTTTGAGTAGCTAAAGTATTTGTTAATGTAGCGCCATTCGTTTGTTTGAAGTGAATCTCTCCAGCGTCTCCGCTGATTACCACTTCGTTCGTACCGTCTGTACCTGTGTTTATAACTGTAAACACCTGTCCTGCAACGTGTGTAGGAACAGTAAATGTAGGACTCCCTGATTTACTTGTAAATTGTACTCCAGTATCAGTGTCCGCCACTAAAGTGTAAGCCGCGTTTTTTTCAGTTAGATTAAATCCAGATACAGAGCCTTCATTAAATTTGCCTTGTAGAACTGGTCCTCTAAACAATGTTTGTGCCATGATTATTCTCCTAGTTTATAGAATATCGCCTCTAGGCCGTCGACTATACGCGTCGATATTCAATTAATTAATTGTATAGTGAGTTATTTATAGCTTACTTTTTAGTGGAGTGCAAGAAATCCCTAGGCTAAAATGCGTTTTCAGCGATGTGGCGTCTTATCTAAGTTGCCACAGAAACTTCGGGGGCAGCATTACTGATTGCATTTTCTCTATCTGCAATCTTTGATTCTTCGAGTTTAATCTCAGTGATAACACCTTTAATAGCATTATCAATTTCGACCATATTGAGAGTATATTTACCATTTTGCTCATACTCCAACTGCCACCTCAACTCCAAGGACCGTTTTTGTTTGTACAGGTCTTGTACCATCAATAACCTCCTCATAGGTTATCCTCTTAGGAATATCTCTAAACATTCCTGTTGATTCCCACTTTACACTTTTTTCTCCTAGTTTGTCAACTATAGATTGTTCAATCGATTGGGCGTTATCATGAGCCATTACCTTAAAGACGGTATAATGGTCATATGCCCAGATTTTTACGAGATATTGCTTCATTTTATCTTTCTATCATTGAAATGAGGCCGAACTATGTCCGGCCTCAAATTTTTATTTGATCTAATTCAAATTAAGCACCTTGAACGCCAAAAGCACCTCTATAGTCAGATACACCGAATCTGTATCTTTCTCTAGCTTTGTACCTTACGTTGCCAGTATCGAAATCCCCTTCCATCGCTGTTTTGATGGGAGTTCTCTCGAAGTACTTCATTCCATTAGGAACATCAGTGATTAAATACCAAGAATCTGCATCTGTTAAGAAATTGTTCACTCTGTAACCTTGAGGAACCATTCCCATAGAAACGATTGCATTGATATCATTATCAGCTGTACCAGTTCTACCTTGTGACTTCATAAGTCTCTCAGCATTAAATTGATTCGCTGGTGGAACGATCATTTTCATTCCTCTAGCTGCAATTTTTAAACCTCTTTCATCTGTCATTGCTGCAATGTCGATTAACGCTTGCTCCAATGAAGTTTCATTAAGGTCTGCTTGAGTTGTCAAAGTATTACTTACTGTTCCAGCGATTGTTGGGTGGTTAGTCGCAAACAATGCAGAACCGTCTCCCGACGTGAACGACGCTGTTTGTGGTAACCCATTAATCAATGGATCAACTGCTTTGATTTGTTTAGTGTTCGCCATAGAACGAGCTAATGCTTTTGTATATCTAGACGCAAGTCTGTCATACAAATTATCCTCGATCGCTTCTTCAGTGATCGCGAATGCTAGTGCAATAGTTTCCATAGTGTATCTTGCAGTATATGTCTCTTGAGCATTGTCAAAAGTTACTGCAGAACCTTCAGGTTTAACTGCTGCATTTGCAAAACCAGATAACATAACTTCTTCTTCAAACGCTCTGTCTGAAGTTTCTGTTACGTATATCTCAGCATGCTGATTCTCATAACGTTTATATTCCAGGCCGAATAAAGCATTCAAACCTGGCTCTAGTTCTTTAACTAGTTGTCCTCGTGATATAGCCATAGTTATCCTCCTTATACTCCTGCTACTGCTGCTTTTAACCAGTGTTCATTAACAGTAACGATCCAGTTCACATTTGCTGAACCGATTTCATCGCTGTCGATATTTTTTGAAACACCTAGTACTTTAAGTTGACCGCTTGCCGTAGACGCTGTTGCGTCATCTAAACTAACTTTTGAAACATAGTTAGCTGTGTCGCCTGCTACGTAAGAGATATCGTAGTTCATAAAAACATCCGTCTGTGCCGAAGCACCTGCGTTGTTCGATTTGATCTCGAATCTCTCATAAGGGTCATCTGCTACGAAAGCAACTATATCTGTTGCAGCATTTGCTGCAGCAAGATTATTTGCCCACGTAGGCTTGCTTGTTGTTGAGTCAGTATAGAAAATACCATTCAGTGCACCTAAGATGGTTTCGCCTGCTATTGCTCTTACTATTACTCCATTGGAACTAGCTTTCACTGGGTCCTGGAAGAAAATAGCACTAGTTGTACTAGCCGCTACATCATACTCAGATAAACCTTGGTTATCATCATTCTGACCAACTTTTCCGATCGCTCTTAAGCCGAATCGGTTACTTGTATTAGCCATGATAGCCTCCTTATAGACCTGCCCTTTCGGGCCTCCAGTCCTTGTTTATCTTACCTTTGTGCTTTGGGAATCGTTAAAAAATTAACTTTTCTTTGAGCCACCAAAAGTTACGCGAGATTGTCTATCAATATTGATAGGCATACTCTGATGCTCTTCCTTCATAAGATCGTTGTCTAGCGCTTCTACTTTATCATTATGTTGTTTTGCATAATAATCAGCTCTGGCTTGCACGATCTCTTCCGGTACTCTAGCGAGCACTAGGCCACCTACTCCGATCACTCCCTTGTATTTACCATCTTCAACTACAGGATAACCGCCGTCTGGATATTCATCTGCTCTTACTAATTCATATCCTGATCTAATTCGACCTTGAACATTCTTAGTATCCTGAAATCCTAAAGACTCAGCTCGTATCCATCTGTGCTGAAACCCTGATGGCGCAGGGGGTGCATCTAAAGATGATGGTGGAGTCCAAACTTTTTTTTGAGATTCTTTGTCTCGAGTTTGACTCGCACGAGGGGTTTTTTTATCATTTATACTCATATGCTTTACGCCTCCTTCGTGATGTTTAATTGTTTCGCATATTCTTCAAGTGGCACACCTAATTTTTTAGCGATTGTAACTTGAGACGGCGTGAGCCTCACTGTTTTGCGACCGGGTTTTACGCTTCGCTTCGCTGAAGCTACTGTTTGCGTCGGTTTGGTCGAATCCGTGTTACGTATCTTATCAAATTTATGGGGGAATTCAAGCTTTATTCTCTTGGTAATTTCCTCATAATATTCGTCACTTGAGGGATCAAAGCCTTCTTTTTCCGTCAGCGTTTTATGGAGATCAAAGGCAGTGTAAGTCATGGCATTGTCTTGGCCAAACCATGTATTTTTTTCTGCCCAAGACTCAGCTTTTGGATCAGGTGTGCCTTTAGAGGCCAACTGTCTAGCAAGACTTGGTTCCGGTTTTCTGATTGATTGTTGTTTTTTATACTCTTCTTGTGCAGCTTTAGCATCAGTAAGTTGTGTTCTGCGAACACCGAGCTCAGATATTTCTGCCATTGCAGTTGCTTCTGCGCCTAGATCATTTGCTTCTCTAGCAGCAGCAAGTTTTGCTTTTGCAGCTTCTAAACCTGATGTGATACGTTCTTCAGAAACAGACAAGTAACTTGGTTCAAGTTTAGCAATCTTAGCATCAGTTTTTTCTTTTGCTCTAATTACTGATTCAGCATATTTTACAGCTTCCTCTTTTTGTCTCTCCGCTTCACGCATTTTTTTCGTTAGCTTAGCTATTCTTTTCTGAACACTTTCAGAGTATTGTTCTAATTCTTTTTCTTTTCCTTCTTTATCTTCTTTCGGTTCTTCTGTGGCTTCTACAGCCTCTGCAGGTTTTTCTTCTGCAGGTTTTTCTTCAACTACCTCACGAACAGTAGG